CCCATAGGCATCACCTCTCTTTCGGTATAAGGAGCCACCGTCTTCACTTCTCTACAATAGATATTATACCACATGAACCACCAACTTCGGTGGTTTATTTTGTTTAAAGATTTATTTTAAGAGTAGTATCTACAAACTCTTAGTTAGTAGTAATCAAACCATCAGGTTCAATCGTAAATTCTGGTTTTACTGATAACGAACCATCAGACTTGAGATAGTACCATCCGTTTCCTGATTTAATAAATTGCTTAGATTTCATATCCCCATCTTTTTCATCCAAGTAATACCAAGTTTCACGATATTTTACCCAACCTTTAGCCATTCTACCATCCGACTTAAAATAATACCAACGATGATCGATATGCATCCAACCAGTAACCATGGCACCACGCTTATCTAAATAAAACCAATCCTTGCCATCATTGAACCATTTATTGATGAAACAGTAGCCTCTATTATCAAAGTAGAACCATTCTCCTTTGATATTTTTCCATTGAGATTTTGGATAAGAGCCATCTGCTTCTTCCCACCACCAACCAACTTCGTTTCGTTTCCAGTTTCCTTCAGTTAGACCAGATTCAATATCTTTCTTAAACTGTTCTCTACTAATGCCCCATTTTGCAAGGTATGGATAGGGATCTACATGATCACTTCCATTATTTGGTTGGTTGTAAGTACAAAATTGATGAGTTTTAATCCCAGCAAGACTACTAGAATCTAGAGTTTTAGGGATTCCAGCCTCGTCAGCTAACTCACGTAATAGCTTGACATAAAGTCGATAATCTCTCATGAATTCTTCTTTAGATTCATGACTTTCTATTAGTTCAACTTGAGCGTAACCTTCAACATTCCATCCGCCACCAACATCATAAGCACCTCGGTCTACTAACCAAGTTTGCATGATACGACCATTCCCTACCACATGGGAGAAAAATCCTGACTCAACTGGACGACGCAAATGGTAATCCGCTTCATTTTGTGCTGTTGAGTTAGGATTACCTGTAGAGTGAGCATGAACTTGTCGATAGGGTTGCTCACCGATTTGAGGAAGATTTGTTCGTAATCTACTTTTATCAACTTCCATGATTATCCTCCTTATCATCGTTAGACTTTCCTTCAGTTAGATGTTCAAAAGCTTTTAAAATTGGTTTAAAAAGTAGAATATTCCCTTTTACTTTTTGATAGTTCTCAATTAGTGATTGGAAAGTAAAAACTAGGTATCCGATATAAATCGAATACAGAAACATAAATCCAGTTTTTTCAGGCAACAAAACAGACATCGGAATCAATAACAGTAACATAAAAATCCCTAAGACTTTTCGAATTAATCCATTGATTCCAATTCTACTCTTATACTCAACATCAGGATTTACAATTGCAGCAAATGTGCCTGATGCAAAGTCTACAATTTCCATGATGACAATTAACGCTAACGCATACAAAATAAGCCCATCTTCTGTTTCGATGAGCTTTCTTAAAAAATTAAACAATTCAATATCCATTTTTAATACTCCCTATAGTTCTTTTTTATTTGACTCAATTTCAGCTAAAACAGCATCTTCTAATTCATATCGTTTGTCTCGGAACAATTTTTCTTGGTTTCTCATTTCGAGACGATGCTCCGCATAGAGCTCTGAATGATAGAGAAACTCAGATACTGTAGAAACACCATGTTCATCAACATCAACAGTATACTGCTTAACTACTTCATCACCAATCTTCAAATTTCCAACCAAACGTGTTGTTTTAGTAATTTCTAATGCCATTAACTTTCTCCTTTCTCTCTTTTAGTTTTTACTTCCTCAAATAAGTCTTTTAGGTCTGAGTCGTATTCTAATACATCTTTCATTAACTGCAATTCGCTTGCAACAACCAAATAAAGAGCCTCATTTTGTGCTGCTTGACCTTCGGTTTGTGCTAGTTTCTTAGTCAACGACTCCATTGCTAATTGATGGATTAAATCTGTGTTCATCTTCTAACATCTCCAATCGTTTATTTAATTTTCGAATATCAAGTATTAACTCTTGAATTCCTTTTAAAGCGATATTCGTTAATCTTGTATTATCAAGATTCAGAAAACCACCATTTTCATACACAAGTGACGAGTCAATTTGTTGAACATCTTGAGCGATGAGTCCAATTTTGGTATGAGCCTTTTGAATACGATTCCCTATTTTCTTCCAGTCATACTCTTTAAATTGAAATCTTTTGATAAAATCGAGTGCTTTATAGTTAGATAAGCCTATATTCTCTTTTAAGTTTTTATCAGAAAAATGTTGGTTAACAATTTGCCATAAGCTATAAGCATTTCCGTTATATGAGTAGTAAATATCATTTCCTGATCCACCAAAGTCTAGAGACACATTATTAGAATTCCAATAACTAATAGTTCCTGTAGTTGAGCCATTAATGCTACTTTTGCCGTACTTTAACCAGCCAATTCCTTTTGCCTTAATGTATCCTTCGACCGTCAATAGAAAATCATCACTATCACTTGCAGTGTTTCCAGTAGTAAAATCTGAATCTTTGTAAATAAATAAGCCGTAAGGAACATTGTCCCCTCGGCCATAAGAACCTATAAATTGTACACCTAAACCATCTTTAGAATTAAACTGACGAGGAACATTAATCTGTAATCCACCGTTGATAGCGTCAAATGAACCATAAGCACCTAACTTAATTTTTGTTTCTCCAGTTAATAATCCACCAGAAATTGTGGTTCCAGTTATTGTGCCACCCTGAATTCTGTCACCACTTAGTAAGCCTGACTTTATTTGACTAGCATCAATCCTAACACTTTGTACACTATTGATAAAAGCATTCTTAGCAAACAGCTGTCGTAAATAAGCTTCATTTGCAACTAACTTATTAAAAAACGCTTGATCCACGACAATTTTATCTGCAGTTACTGAATTTGACGCTAATACCATAGTAGTTACTGACCCAGATTCAAAGTTTGATGTCTTTAATTTATCAATCATTCCTGATTTAATGACTGCTCTATCAATTAAAGTATCCCCAGTGATATGAGTTGCCTTGCCAATAATTCGATTGATTCCATTTGCACCTAAATTAATCCCTGAAATTAAAGATCCAGCATTAGTTAAATTTTGAATAGAATAGGAACCTTGATGTTGCTGAACAAGACTTTCTGTTGCAATTTGTTGAAAGGATGTACTATCTACAAAGTTATTAGGTGGCTGACTACCTCGAACAATTGAAATTTGGCCAACTGCCACAGTGCCGTTCTTTTCTAGCCAAATATGAAGCCCAAAATCATCTGTTTTTGTCACGGTTTTATTTATCGTAAAAGTTCCTGTAAAAATTTGAGCTGCGCCCGTTCTAGTCGGACTAATGGTGAAACCTCCTATTGAGTTACCTGATTTAATTTCAAAACCAACTTTTCCATCAGGTAGTACATCTATCCATAAATTGATCCTATAAGAAAGTTTCTCACCAGCAACAAATTTTTGACTATGAAGAGGCATTTGGAAACCACGCCAACCATTTGTTGTCCTGCCACTTTGTGCAATTCTTAGCAACTTGTATTCATTAGTTCCTGTCATAACTAAATTCGAATTCGGTTCACGTTCTTTATATTTACTAAAATTGGTTGGATCGTATACTAAGTTTTGGTTATCAATTAAATCACTGACTCTTGTAATCAGTCCTTCGGATGTTTGTACAACCTGACTAATTGTTTTACCCTGTTCACTAATAGTTCTTGTATGACTACCTAGAGTATCTTTTACTTCGTTAAAAGCCGTTACAGTTGTTAAATCTTCGATAGGTTTAGTCCAATAATTTGGGAAGATATCTCCAGTAGTAATCATTAAAGCTCTCCAACGAAACTTACCTGAACTTGCTCCATCAATACGAAATTGTAATTCAAAGTTTTTAAAATTATTGAACATCTCATCTGTTACGATTCGAGAAATTTTAATAAGATGGTAGTTTGTACCAGTTTTTAAGGCACTAGACCAAGAGGTATGAAACGGATTAGAATGAACACTCCATACAGCACTATTATCTGATTTTTTATAGCCAGGACCTTGTAAGATAATTCTAGGAGTAACAGTTGAATCTAATACAACATTATCGACAGAAATATAGACAAATAGATTGATTTTTGTCCCTGCATAGATGCCAGTCGAATCACCATAAGGAACTTTACCTATTGTTTGAATCCAATTGAGTTTCGAATTTATTTCTTTGTATGCAGTCCAACTATCACTCGAACCAGCGGCTAAGTTTCTATGAGAAACACTAGTTGGTATTAAAGCTTTAGCTTCACTAATAGTCCGACTGAAACTATTAGATGTTTCTCTAACTAAATTTTGCACGCTAGAGTTCGTCACATAACCTCTATCTAAAATATTTTTATCAACGTCTGATTTAGTTTGAAATCCTTTTAAATTGATAATAGATTCTACCTGACTACTGGTCAAGCGTTTGGCTATTTCACCTGCTTGGATTTTAATTGTTGTTTCAGTACTAGCAAGTCGATTTGTCGTTTGATTAAAATCTGTTTGTGATACTTTAGTATTTATAGCATCTGCAGCAACTTGTAAATCAGCTTTAGTTTTAGATATTGCTAATGCATTCTCTGATATTCTTTGGAGTGCTTCACTAGTTGTTTGTTTAATATTTTCTACATAGGTCTTTTCAGCTTTTAGATTTATTTTATCCTTGGCTTGTGATATTTCCGTTCGTTGTTGCTCTACGGTATTTTTGATAGCATCAAAGTCTGTCTTTGAAACCTTGTTAGTAATAACCCCCTTAAGCTTATCAATTGAAGATTCTACTGTCGTAATTTGATTCAATAAGCTATTCTTGCTGAGTTCAACTAAACGGTTTGCTTCAGCAATAGCTTCTTTTTTATAATTTAAGGTATCTGTTAGTACTGTATTAGTAGTTTCTTTAACTTCTTTACTGACCTCTAAGGCATGATTAGCTAAATCTCTACTACTATTTGCTTTAGCCAACACATCGTTGTATCTATTTTCATTAAGTGATTCATTAGATTGAACTTTAGAATCAACATCAGCAATCTTTCCTTCAATCTCTTGACGAATACCATCTGCGTAGACTTCTGCACTAGCTTTGACTTTTTCAATATCATCAAGGATTGATTCTTTTTGTTTAGTGAACTCGGTATCAAAAGCTGCGTTCGCATTTTTCAAAGCTTTTTCAATTGCGACTTCTTGTAATGTGAAACCAGAGTCTAAAATTGCATTTGCGACAGTTGAAATTCCACTATTTGAAGTTGATCCACCTACCATTGGTTTATCATCAAAAGTAATCGAGATATATTTTTGTGTCAGTGCGTCAAATTCATAAGCAACTGCCTTTTTTGGAATATCAATTCCATGTTTCAAACTCTTGATATTTACAGTATCCCCTAAATGTACAACCTGTCCATCAAGTTCATAGGCTTCAATCGTAATAGCATCCGATAACTTATCAATTCCTTCATTCTTAAACTTAGCCTCAGCCCACTTTCTTAACTCCTCAATGCTTTTAAGAGTATTATTTTCGTACTCCTTTTCATTGATATATGGATAGAAAGTGATTAGAGGACTATCGACAGTAATTTTAATTGTCTGGTCTTTATCTTTACCATCTGGTTTAAATGTTGATTTTGCATGAATACGAGTAATGATTGATTGAGTTGATTTGGTTCTCTTGTAAGACTTTAGATTCTTATGTGTTGTTATGACAACACCCCTATTTTCACCTCTATTCTTCTTGATTGTCAGAGCCAAATTGTCACGAATCAAGTCCCCTTCCCAAGTTCCTATGATAGAATGGGCACCATCCATTAAGACGGAATAGAGTGTTTTTACCTCATCTGTATTGAAAGTACGGCGATCTGTAATATCACTCATGAATGAAAAATCACCAAGATTAGTCTTAGTATTTTGTACCATTTGAGATAAGGCCATACCACAAGTGAGATTAACAACACTCATTAGTTCAATAGACCGTTGCATAATATCATCTGAAATGTGGTAGGCGGTTATATCCAAACTATCATCATTTTCAATTGGCTTTTTGATACGAAATAACTGGAATCCTAAGACAGGTACTGGAGCCTTGATAAGCATATCCTCTTTGATTTGTTTATAGATACCAGAATCGGTAATTGGATAGCGAATAGATAAAGTAAAATCACCGTTCAGGGTTTCTTTTACAATAGCAGAGCTAGTTTCATGAAGAGGTAATCCATTCCACTTTGAAGTTCTGATATCTTTATTCAACAGAAATAACATTTAAGCCCACCCCCAATTTGTTTCAAAGCTTAAAGAAGTAATACCTCTACCAAGAACAACACCTACTTCTTTTTTAGCGCTTGGATCAATAGTGATAAAATCACCAGACCATTTGATGTACTTTTTGCTAACCGTTAGAAAACTTGGACTATTTGGTTCGTTTACCATCACAAGAGGTTCTGTAACTTTTTCAATTTTAATAACCTGATCTCCAATCGTAAACTGAGTCTCAGTTGCCGAATTCCCCATTATCGTTATTTTGGGGAACGCTAGAGACGTCCCTTGAACTCTAAGTACACCGTTTGATGTCAAAGTTTGTCTATCAATTGATTTAAAGAACTTTGTAGGATGACAAATAAAGGTAGCTTTCGTCGCATACACACCATCTCTCTCTTGTTTTACCTCAGTACATTTTACTCGGTAACACCAAAGACGTGTGCTTTTCATCCGTTCACTCTCAAGCCAAAACTGCTCCTTGATAAATAGACCCATAAATTGATGAAGTTGTTCTTCTGAGGGCTTAACAATGTATATCGTATATGTTTTTTCAATCAAATCTCGGTGCCGATTTGTTTGCGAAAGAGCGCCACTCATTCCTTTATGTTCTAATAAACTTGTCTTACTCTCCGCTAAGATAACAGAAGGCGATTCGTGGACAATCACCTTAAAAGGAAAACTAGAAGTTCCAATTCCATCTATGACTAACTCGTTTCTTTTAATCATATAGTGGCTCCTCTCAATTGTTTTTGACGTTCTAATTCTTCTGCGATTCGACTTGCTACTTCATTTGCTATTTTTTCAATATCTGCCTGTTCTCGGATAATATTTCCAGTAATCGAAATGTTGATGTCTGGCATTCTTAAATCCATCGTTCTTGCAATACCTCTTCCGATTGCCCCAAGAGTAGATTCATTTAAAGGGAGTACCGCTTCGTTTCCTGCTTCTCCTCCTACCATTAGGGAATTTCCTATTGTTCCGAAGGCAGTTGGTTTTGTTAAAATTCCCCCTTTTGCATACCACTCAATTCCGATTCTAGGAATTTGTCCCTTTAACCAATCCAGAGGGTTTGCAGATCCTGACACACTAAAATGAGGTAAAGGAATGTGTGGCCACTGAAACCTGAAATTAAAGAGATTTTTGATAGCAGTTATAGCAGTTGAAACTGCATTTTTGGCAGTGTTGATTGCATTTGAAATCGTATTTTTTACTCCATTCCAAACATTGGACACTGTACTTGAGATTCCATTTAGAATACCTGAAATAGTTGAACTGATACTATTCCAAATTGTACTGACAACGTTACTAATTGCTGATAAGAGATTACTAATTGTGTTCTTAATCCCATTCCAGGTGTTTGATATAAGTTGACTAATAGTATTTAGAACTAAGCTTACAATTGACTTGATGGATTCCCATACTGTTAAAATAACTGCCTTTATTGTTTCCCATGCACCAGACCAATCTCCTGTTATAACCTGCATGATTGCTTTAATAATGCCTAAGACAAGATTGATTGCCGTTTCAACTACTTGTTTGATGATTTCCCAAGCTGTGCTGATGATTAGTTTTATGTTTTCCCATGCTGCCTGAATATAGGGTTCTAGAATTGACATAACGGTAGTTATGACTGTTGAGATTGCATTCCAAACTGTGGTTGCAGCTGCAAGAATTAAATCTTGATTCTCAGTCCACCATGAAGTTAGAGTCCCCCAAATGCTTAAAATAAAGTCTGATATTTCTTGAATGATAGTAGATATAAAAGAATATATAGCATTCCAAATATCCATTACTGCTGTTCTAAATCCCTCGTTATGTTCCCAAAGTTCTTTTATTCCAACAATTAACAAGGCAAGAACAGCTATAATTCCTAAGACTATAGCTATAATAGGCGCTACACTTGCTATTAAGCCACCAATTGTGACACCCATTGCTAAGGCAGCTGCCTGAAGTGCTAAAAATATAGGGAGTAATAAGCCTAACCCAGCAATGAGGCTACCTACAATAATGATAAATTGTTTTACTGGCGTTGATAAACTAGAGAACCACTCTGCAACTGAACGTAACAAATCAGCTAAAATCTCTAGTATCGGTGCAAAAGTGACAGCAATAGCATCTCCAACTTCAGCAAATGCTAACTTAGCTTCATTTTGAGCAGTTGTAAATTTATCAATTGGATCTAGTGTCGCTTCATAAGTTGAGCCGACTGTTCCTGATGCTTTCTTTGCTGTTTCAGCCAAGTCATCAAAAGATAATGCTCCACGATTAATAGCATCAACCATTCGTGGAGCACCCTTAGTTCCAAATATATCTGAAGCGAGGGTTAACTTTTCAGTTTCGCTAGTTGAATTTTTAATTTTTTCGATGGTTTCAGATAAACCTTGCTGCAAAGTCTTTCCTGATGCTGCATACTTCACAGATGCTTTTGATAAGGATGATAAAGAGGCTGATGAATCTACACCAGCCTTTTCAAATTTCCCCATTAAAGCAACGCCCTCATCAAATGAAAGTCCTAATGCCTTAATTTGTGGTGCTCCAGAAACAACCTTATCCATCAAATCTTGAACTCCCACTCCAGTAGCTTGACTTGTAAAGGTGACAGTATCAAGAACACTAGACAAATCCGTTGCCTGTAAGCCGTATGCTTCAATAGCTTTCTTAGCTGAAATAGCCGATGAAGTAACATCACTCCCATTTATAGATGCAAATTGGATGAGATAACTTGAAGCTGATTTTAAACTATCACCGGTTAAACCAAATTGTGTGTTCAACTCACCAACTGCACTTCCAGCAGTATTAAAGTCTGTAGGAATTTCTGTAGCAAGGTTCTTTGCGATAGTTGTCATCTCTTCTAAAGCTTGGCCAGAAGCACCAGTTTTGGTGACAATGATATCCATCCCTTCATCAACTTCGTTAAAAGCTTCAAGCGACTGTTTCCCAAAATCAATCAATTTTTGTGATAATTCTGCTAAACGATCACTGAATTCCATTAGGATATCTGCCTTTAAGAGATGATTGATTTCTGATAGATTATCCTTCGCACTTGTTGAACTAGTGCCCATCTCTTCCATCTCATTTTGAAGATGATTATAGGCCGTTTTGGTATCATTTAGAGTCTGTTCCAGTTTATTGGCTTCAATCGAGTTTTCGCCATACTGAGATTTTGTTAGTTCTAGCTGTTTCTCTAAATTCTGAATCTGTTTTTCTAGTAAAGAGGAACTTTCATTTACTTTTTTCTGAGCTAAAGCTAGCTTTTCAGATTCACTAGCACTTGAAGAAAGTTCACTTTCTTGTAATTTAAATTGACTCGTTAATTTTTCACTCTCAGAAGCTAGACGAGCTTGTTCTTGTTTCAAGCTATCCCATTGACTTTTAGTAGTACCTATTCGATTTCCATTTTCCGATAAGGCTTGATTGACACCCTCTAGTTTGCTTTCATAACTTTTCAGTACTGTCTGAGTAGTTTCTACTTCCCTTTGAAAGGCTCGATATTGTTCCGCCCCGATATTACCTGACTTAAATTGAGCTTCAACTTGGGCTTGTGCCTGCCTTAAGGTAGCTAATTTTTCTTTAGTGGTTTCAACTTGTTTAGCAAGCACTTCTTGTTTTTGAGTAAGGAGTGTGACATTTCCTGTATCAAACTTAAGAGCCTTATCAATTTGTTTCAATTCTTTAGTTGATTCAGCGGCTTGTTTATTTACCCCTTTTAAGGCATTTTGCAAGGGTTGTGTATCGCTACCAATTTCTATTGTGATACCTTTTATATTTCCAGCCATGTTCACATCTCCTTTCTATTAAAAATTATCAAAATCACTTTGATTCGCTTTTCTTGTGTTGCTTGTTTCATTTGTCCGCAAGTTTACATAGTCAGTTTGATAATCAAGAGCCATCCCAATTGAAATATGTTTTAAGTCGTCTATGGATAAACCAGTTTCCTTACAACAAAATAAATAGCTTTCTACCGTAAAGATTTCTTCACTTGCTGTTTCTGTTTGATCTGCTTTTTTCTTGTATTCATCCCTTGGTTAAGCAT